CTTCGTTACGTCGAGGCCGGTGAAGAATTTAGTCAAACAGATTAAGAGCCTTGGTAAGTAATTGATACGCCTTATTTTGCGGGTTTTGTTTCATCGTTTTTATCGTTGTTTACATTTACCGCAGTTGTTGGCGTTGGATTTACGAGACCAAGTTCAATAGCTTCGCCTTTATTTGACGGATCGTGAAGGAATTCAAGTAGAGCACCGGGATCGTTACCGAAGCGTTGCCGGATTTGGGCAGGTAGAGATGCAAAAGCATCCTGAGCCTGAAGGACAGTGTTAAGAGCAGTTTGATAATCAGGCATATCAGAGAAGTCCCCATAGACACCAAGCTTGGTGCGAGGGAGTTCACCAGTCTGCATGTAGCGAGACATGATATGATTAATGTCACACTCGTCTTTGTATTGTTGTTGGGTCATAGACGGATCCGTGTTGACCGTCATTACGGAAACACGACCGGTTTTTTCGCAGACTGTGATTTTTTGAGAGTTGTCTTTCATAAGTTACCTCATTTTTTGGAGCGTATCGTTCGCATCCCATTTTTGTGGTTTGTCGTATTTTTGGTGCATCCGACGATCAAAGTCTTTGATGTCCGGAGCACGTTTCTTGGAAGAGTTTACTGACTGGGCTTCATTCCAATTACTCTTGAAGTAGTCCCACATAGAGTTGATCGCCTCAGAGCGAGGAACACCAGCTGCGTTGACCTTCGCGTCGACTCGAGCTTTGTCAGCAAGAGCGTGCGAAAGATTTGTTTCAGCTTTGTTTTTGTTTATCCCAGCGTCCATGCTTTCTAATTCTTTCTTCAGCCGAGAAGCGGCAAAGCCGGTATTCAAAGCAGATGAAATAGAATCAGTAACCGTAGCCTGAGCGCCGGAAGGTGTAGAGGCACCAGCATTAACAGAAAGAATTGGATTAAGACCTGCAGCCTTAAGATCCGCGGCTTCGCGTTGATGAGCAGTAGAACTCATTCGCTCCTGAAACTCGCGGTTAGCAGCTGCCTCATCTTTGTTAGCGGAGTTAGTTCGTTCTCCGCCTACGAAGCCAAGAATTGATTCTAACCATCCCATTAGAACCTACCTAACGTAGCAGGCACGGAATAAGTCATCATCGGACGAGCGTGTTTGTAAGAGAACCAAGCATCAAAGAGCAAGTGTGGGGCACCAGTCACACTGATAGCGCGAGCAATAGGAGTGTTCTGAGCAATGAAAGTAGAGTTAAGAGAAGGAAGAGAAGAGAACTGCTCAGCCATATGCCACATATCGAGTGGAGCAGAATAGGTAGACCGGAATTGACCGTGGATCTCCGAAGGTTTGTAGCGATACTCGGCGTAACGTTCTTGATAGCCGAAGACCGCCGAATCGTTCGCGGATCCATCGCAATAGATCTCTTTATTCAGAATAGCCTGTTCACCAAGCTCCTGCAGCTTGGGCCAGAAAAAGTCATATCTGGTGGAACGAGACCACATGCGATTAAGGCCTTGTTGATAAGTAATATCCGCTCGAGCGCAGGCCAATCCGATAACGTAGCCATGCTCCACGAATGATTTAGTGAAGCCGATATTTTGTCCCTGAGTGCTGGATGTTCCGAAAGCAGCAAGTGAAGCCTGAGCATTTGCTCCTGCGGTGGGAGATGTTTGAGCGACAGGATGTGAACTAATTTTTGTCTGACCACCACCGAGATATTCGGGTCTTTGCAAACGGAAGTCCGGAGAAATGACATTGAAATGAGCCTGTAGGATTTCGACATAGCGAGTACCACCACGAGCATCGAGTTCAAGCAAAGATTGAATCTGGAAAGCCTGACGGAGAGAGTTGATAGTAGCAGCGGTAGCAGTAGAAAGATCCGCATAAACGCCTGATTCAGAAGTAGCGGACTTCGTAACCAAGCCAAGAGCTTGAGTGCCTGTTACAGCACCAAGAGTAGCAGCAGTGCCAACGTTAGCTTTATAAGCGCCGGTTGAAATGCCAGTGTTGCCAGTGCCGTTTTGAGTAGTGAGGCCAAAATCCTGTGATGCAGTGTTGAGTCCGAGAGCCTTGCCGTTACCGTAGACCGGAGCGGAAGTACCAAGAGGGAGCGAGATAGCCGAGCCTTTCTGCGGCCAAGGAAGAGCAGAAGTGAAATAGTCATGACGCTTGCCTCGCTTAAGAAGAGCATAATCGGCGACAAGATCGGGACCATCGTCTTTATCGAGAACCACAGAGTTTTGAAGATTTTCGTCACGGAACCATTCGTTCCAAATCAAATTATAAGCACGAAGAGGCAGAGTATTAGCGAGAGTCCAAGCGGCGGGAACACTAGTAGGAAGGCCCATTTTGTCGTAGATGGTATCCACGGCAGGAGTACCAGAAGAGAAAGACAAAGTAGGCAGAACAAAGCTAGTAGAGTCGCCAGGATTCTTTTGTGCGCCATTAAATTTCTCCCAATTGTCCCATACAAGACGGTTAGGTACGAAGAAGAAGAAGAAGTCCATATACATGTTGTCCATGATAGGAACCTTCTGAGTAGCGAGACGAGCAAACGTGTTAACTGTTACGTTACACGTATCACCAGGAAGAATCTCGTCAACGAAGATCGGAACGAGATAATCGAAATTGAAAGTGTCTTTTACAGAAAAAGAACGATCGAACTGCGATCGAGCCATACGAACATCAGGAACTTGAGCAAAGGAATGCTGCGAGTAGCGATTGCCTAACATGTGTACCTCTTGTTTAGAGCTTCAGTCTTTCCTGAAGCAGTTGGAATTTAGCTTTTGTGATCAGAGATCTGACCTGATTGGGTGTGGGAGCGAAAGGTCGGAATTCACCGCGAAGGCGGCCGGCATGAGAGCGACGCTCATTCGTATTCCAGAGATCGACCTTTTCTTGTTGAGATTTAGCAGAAGCTAAACTCATTTTATGTAGCTTGGTCTTTGTAACATAACCAAGCCATTGTTCTGGATGATGTTCCTTAAACCATTTTTCGTAATAGCGAGGAATAGAACACGTGGATCCGTTCGGGAGAACTATATGCCCGTATGAGAAGACGTCGGGCCAGAATTTTTCGAGCCATCGTTTTCCAATGGCGTGTTTGTTGGATTTTTTGGAGATTGGCTCATATTCATGATCTCCGTCCGCGCCGTGGATGAGCTTTTTAGCAGCATAACGAGCGCAGTACCCAGCGGACTCGAAAGAAACGCTGCCAGATTCACAAAGGCCTTTGCCCCAGAGATTAGTAAGGATCTGAGATTCATATACCTTGTCTCCTCGATCGTTAGAATATTTGTAGACGGCATCCTTAGGAGCCCAATTAAAGACGATAGCGTGCCAATGGGGACGTTTATTTCGGTCCCCATACTCCCCCGTACAGAAGAAGCCGATAGGCTCGTCCTGAGCCTTTCTGAGCCGTTTCATGAATAACTGGAAGTCTTCGTAGTTGAGACGATCAGATTTGAGATGATCATCATCGTAGGTAAGAGTGATAAAAGCATTGTTAGGGTACATCTGCGCCTCATGGACGCACCTAACAGCCCACTGACGGGCATAATCGAGACGACACTCAATACACTTACCGCAAGGAAGTTGAAAGCAATCATACTCCTTGCTATAATGTTTGGGAGACCAACAAATAGTCTTGCCGTCAGCCATAAAGCCGACGGTTCTAGGGTTTGTGCATCGCACCTGCATGAGCCCTTTTTTTTTAATTTTTAGAGTCTAATACCACCACGAAATTTTCGCGGATTCAGCTTGTTCACAGTATGAACGCCTGTGGCTTTTTTAAAGCTACGGCGTGAGTGCTTATGACTGAGAGCTTTTCGTCGCATGAAACACCTGTAAAAGCTTCTTTAACATTTCTATAACAATGTTCGAGACGACCATCGTTAAAATTTGGGACAGCTTTGTCAAACCCATTCTAGTTTACCTCCGGGAGTGGTTTTAGAACCACTATCGGAAGGTCTAGGTTTAGAGTTTATCCGTCTACTAATAGCCGTTTAAACTAGTAGTGACACCAATATGGTGTCACCTGGCCTAATTACAACAAGGAGCCGTAATTAGGCCAGGTAGTAACGGTGTTACTGTCGGTTAATACATTGAACCGCTTTGATTACATGTTGTGGCGTGTCAAGACTGAGAAGGAGCCCGTTTTGGTCGTCATACTCCCCGAGAAAGTAAAGATCGAAATCTTCCGGGAATTGAGAGGGCATTGATTTTTCATCTTTGCAGAGTGCCGAAAAATCTCGTTCGGCTTCGCCGTGAGTCTTTTTGAAAAAAGGCTGATTAAAAACTTCCGCTTTAGCGTCGCGAATAGAGAAAACCTTGAGAATCATAAGTGCACCTTTTCTGGGCAGCGATTGCCCCATTGTCGTTTGCATGAACTTGCATCGTTCATGCGAGTTGTCTAGTTGAAGATCAAAAAAGAGCCGCCTTTCGGCGGCAGAGGAGAAAGAAGCGATGTTGGTTTACACGAGAACCAACATCACTTCTGACGGATGACTAGCGCGCTTCGCTTGCTTCCTCACGTAACTTCGTTACGTCGAGGCCGGTGAAGAATTTAGTCAAACAGATTAAGAGCCTTGGT